GGTTTTATTGTGGTGTACACCACATGTTGTAGTTTACCAGTTTTGATTGTTGGATCAGTTGTTTGACTGGCGTGTCGTGTTACTGTGGGATATTGTCTAGGATGGTGGTTTCTGCGCCTGATGCACCTGCGCGGACTACGAGTTTGAGTGTGCCAGCGTTTGTGCCGTCTCGGAAATAGAGTCTGGCGCGGTTGCTGCCTGGGTTGGCGACTGCTGCTGTTGCCCTAGTCATGTTGAGGTTGCCACCTGATGAACCGCTTGTGAGTACGGCAACGCCGTCACCTGCTGTGACACTGCCAACTGAGTATATGCTGTCTGTTGAGATGATTGTTCCTGCACTGCTGACACGGGCGAGGATGCTACCTGCACTGTTTTGCCATTCCTGCAGGTTAGCCGTCTGCGCTGCCGTTCCACGCGCAAGAATTGCAGGTTGTGAAGCGTCATTAGGTATGAAACGTGCGGTTGCCGCGTTAGTGAGAGTGCCGTTTAGGAATGATGAAGTGCCGCTACCTAAATACAAGACACCATTAGCACCAATGCTGTTGAGAATTGTGCCGCTGGAGTTGTGCCATTCTTGCAGGTTGGCTGTTTGGCTGGCAGCGCCCTTAACAATCAAACCAACACTAGCAGCAGTGAAACCTGCAACAGAAACAGTACCAGCATTAGTAATACCAAGCTTACCAGAAGCAGCAGAATACGCATCATTAACAGTTTCAACAGCAAACGAACCACCAGTGCCCGTAACCATTCTCCAAAACTTCTGATCCGTACCAGCACCAGAATTGTACATCTGGAATATAGGAAGAGAAGAACTATTCACCTGAATGGTGTTAGTTGCGTTAAAACTACCATTGGATATGAGAGAACCGCCAGCAGTCAAACGAAGCAGGTTAACTGTTGCACCAGAATCCTGCACCTGTAAAGCATCAGCAGTCTGTGAGGCAGCAACACGCACACGCAATGGAACATTTGTTGCAACGTTAGTTGCAATCAAAGTGCCAGCATTCTCCATAACAACACGAGCATTGTTAAACGAAGCAACATTCAACAAAGAAGCAGCACGAAGTTCACCGCCAACAGACATTGCAGCCTGCATGAAATCGCCTGCGTTACGCCACTCTTGAAGGTTTGCTGTCTGCGAGGTTGCACCTTTAAGGATCAAAGGTATAACAGAAGCAGACTCAGGCTCAATGAAACCTTGCACACCTGAAACGGAAGCTGTGCCGTTAAGGAAGCGGAAACCGCGACCAAACAGAAAACCTGCAGAATCAACACGTGAAACAATGGAACCTGCAGAGTTCTGCCATTCTTGCAAATTGGCTGTTTGAGATACCGCACCTCGTAGAATAATTCCAGCTGTAGTTGCTGAACCAGCATACAAATTTAAACGTGCACCAAGGTTGGATGATCCACCCAATGTTGCCCCGCCAAAAGGTGAAATGGCAGCATAAACAGTGCCATCAGATCCTTGCCACTCCTGCAAATTAGCCGACTGGGAGGCAGCACCACGAATGACTGCGCCAACAGTGGAAGCACCGTTAGCAGTAGTCTGAATCATCGCCGAAGGGACAGCGTTCACACCGAGGCGACCTGTGGAATCTAAACGAAGCCGCATAGCACCAGCCACGCTGTCATAAACGAACCAAGAGTTCGCCACGCTAAAAGCGGTTTCTGATGCGCCAGCAGTACCCATAATGTAAATCGCAGCACTGGTGCTGTTGTAGAGGGCGTAGCCGTTGTAACCCGTTGCGCTAGAACCTGTCGAACGGTAAGCATCCAAGTTAGAACCTGTTTGCTGGAACTTGCCGTCATTGGTGATTCTTGCCAAAGTGGTTGAGGCTGAATCCTGCCAGCGTTGTAAATCGGTGGATTGGCTTGCAGCACCTCGAACAGTCAAAGGAACAGTAGCAGCAGCAGCATTAGTGATCGTATGACCACCAACAGTAAAAGCATTAGCAGAAGCTAAACGTGCCACATTAGGAGAACCAGTTGTCCCCAAAAAACTTTGAACAGCCTCAACCGCATCATTCAAATTCGCGTGCTGTGCAGCATGAGGCACAGTAGCAGAATCCAAAGTATCAGAAGCCGTAGGATTCGTAAAATTATCAAGCCCACCAGGATATGATGTTGGCATCAGAAACCTTCCCTAAAAAACATGAGAAAAAAATTATTCAAAAAAAACATTGTCGCCATACCCTGCAGCAATCAAATCATCTGCAGTCTCCGCAGAAATATCATACACAGAACCGCCAAGCCAATAATCATCAGCCTCAGCAAGCAAATCCTGGCTAGGAAAACGAACATTAAAAAACGTTTCACCCACACGGACAACAGTCACACCGCGAGCAAACTCCAAAAATTGAAACAAACGATGCGTACCAGCAGCACCTTCCAAAACGGTAGGTGGTTTAAAACGATAACCCATACTGTTCGAAATCCTTACATCAGAGAACATCCCCCACCCCCGAAGGGGCAGGGGACATTCAAACGAACTAGGCGATTGAAGAACCTGATTCGATACGGTACAGGGCCTGCTCACGGTAACGCTTGAAACCGAGAACACCGTACCAACCGATTGGGCGGTGACGCATCAAACGGTCAGTCACAGGGCCAATAACCACATGTGGTTCTTCAGCCACTGCTTCAGCCAAAGCCTGCTGACCTGCAATGATCGTACGGTAGTTCTTTGCAGACGAAGCACCATCGGTACCAACGTACATGCGTGGTGACTCAACGAAGTAGGCACCTTCGAAGGAACCAATTTCGCCAGCCCAGATTTCGCTTGGCTGTGAGTACACGTGTGGATCGCGCCACGAAGCTGCACCAGTTTCTGCACGAAGATCGTGTGAAACTTCTGGGTGAATACCAACCCAGAACATGCTACCACGACGTGGAACAGCATTGTTTGCACGAAGCTTAGCAACAGCCTTACGGATGTTTGCTGCAGAAAGGGTGTCTGCTGCATCAACAGTTGCAGTAGAGGTTGCGTTACCTGAGTAGATAACGTTGCTTCCATTGCGAAGTTCAGTCATAGCAAGTTCGTCAATCGAATCAGCCATGTTGAACGCAATGATGTTAGCAATCGCAGGGTCAACATCTGCAAGGCTGAAAAGTTCAAGCTTGCGAGTTGCCACAACACTGTTGCCGTACTCGTTCAAGGTCACAACAACCTGTGAAGGGGTACCGATGGAAACTGCATCAGTGTCCTCAGTTTCGGTGAGGGCATCGGTTTTCTTTGCAAGGTCGGTGTAGATCTGCAAAGCAACAGATGAACCAGGAAGGGTTCCTGGGCTTGGTCGCTTGTCAGCAACAGAGCGGATCATCGGGGTAGAGCGAAGAGCAAATTCGACAAGGCGGTCATATGCCTTTTGTACAAGACCAGCCGAGCCGACAGTTCCACCAAGACTGGAAGAACTGGTATCAGTCCAGTTGACAGTAGCCAATGTATATCCTTAAATAGATGTGTTATTGATTCTGAGAATAAATCATGTTAATGATTTCTTCAGCAGAGTTTGCCTGATCCATACGGAGAAGCATGTTCTCAATTTTGTCAGGCGTGACAGCACCAGCTGTGACAGCATCAATTTGACGCAACGTTGCCAAGTCTGGTGTTGAAGTTTGCTGCTGTGAAGGCAGCCCGAAAACGTCACCGTTTTCTTCAATCCACAGCGTAAGCGCATCAGCTGTGGGTTCCAAATCGGAAGGTATAAACCGAGCGATCTTCGGGCTTAAACCTTTTTCTTCCAAAACATTTTTGATTACAGATTCACGACGTTCACTGCGCAAACCGAGAAGCTCGGACTCAAGTTCCTTTGCACGCTTTTCTGCTGCACGTTGTGCTTTCCGAAGCTGTTTGATCAAATCATTACTATTAGCCTTCGGGGGCTGACCCAGATCATCTTCTTCTTCGAAATCGAAATCGTCATCGAAATCATAGTTTTGGTTGCTCATAGCAATTTCACCCTATCTTTTGTTTAAAGTTGCGCACACCACATGTCAGTGTGGGGAGTCTCTGACATGGCTTGTACTACCAGTTGCTTATACACGCACAGGGGCTGGCCTGTCCTGTTGCGGAGCGGGTGGTCAGGAAT